GGTTTATCTCGCCGGCAGCCCATCTGCGCATCGTCCGATCCGATACGCCGAGTTCCGCGGCGAGCGCTCTTTGCCAGAACGAGCCGTAGAGCGCCTGGCCTATGGTGCGGAGAGTGTCGTTCATCAATACGGTCCTGTGACTATTTTGCGTCCGATGCTGACAACTCGCGTTACCGCACCGGTAGTTCTGTCATGTCCGCATGATATCGGAGTGACCACTGTTCCTGCCGGAAGCGTTCCATCGTGATGTCTCCACGGATGCGTCAGGCGCATTAGCGTAATTCCGGGAACTGCGTCGACTTTGACAGCGTGAAAGGTATTTTTCATGGCGCGGGCCTCCTGCCCTGTTTCGGCGGGGCCAATCCCCGTCCGATGTCCTAAATGTAGGACGCGCGGCGGCGATCGTCAAGCGCATTTTTCAGTTCAGATCGTCGAAAAAACCGCTTGACAAGATTTTTTGATGCGTTATTACCGAAAACCAAAGTGGTTTCGCGCGCCCGGATCAGGGCGCTCTCGTATCGCGGGAAGCTGGCTGAAAATCCTGCGCGACCTGGCGCACGTCGAAAAACTGCTCTCCAATTCGCCCGATGGGCAACCCTTTGGCCTACTGATTCGGGCGCTGCGAATATGCCGGGATGCCGGAGAGCGAGCGTCTCCCGATCCGCCGAGACGTTCGCGGGCGCCGGGATAGGTCGAGTTTCGAGACGCCGGCGAGCGGTGACGTGTCGCCTTGCCGCCTATCTGCATGATGGCGGGAACTGTCTCGGCGGTGCTGCATTACGCCGAGACCGTCTCGAATCCATCCCCGCCACCAACGCAGAGCTCAGACATGGCGCAAATATTTTCGTTTCCGAGCGAAAACGATAGCGCCATCAACCTATTGACCGAGACGATCGAGCGTCTTCGCACCGGTGAGGCGACAGCGATAGCTCTCGTCGAGGCTCGGGCTAACGGCGACATCTGCATCGCTCATTCGCAGGGTACCGACATCTACGCGCAGATCATGGCCGGCGTCGCGCGCCTGTTCCAAAAGCTGGCGAGCGAGTGATACGATGGCAATTCGTTTCGTGGACGATCCGGATGTCACGAAAATAGACGAGCCTGTCACGAAAACCAAAGGACGCGGCCGTCCACTCAAAGGCGAGCGTCCAATGACCGCAGCCGAGCGCAAGCGCGCTTCTCGTCAGCGCAAATCCGCATCCGTTACCAAATAGGAGCCTGAAGCCGTGTCGATAGGACGGCCGTCGAGTTTTTCAGAGCAGATTGCTGACGAGATTTGCAGCCGGCTGATCGAGGGTGAAAGCCTTCGATCGATCTGCTTGGACGAGCGCCTTCCGAGTGCGGGGACGGTGTGCCGATGGCTTGCTGACGATCGATATGCCACGTTTCGCGAACAATACGCGAGGGCTCGTGATATTCAGCTCGACGTTTTGGCTGATGAAATCATCCATATCGCCAATACGCAGGAAATCGGCGAAATCATCACTGAGAAGCCGACCGGGACAGAAATAAAGCGCGCTGATATGATCGAGCATCGTCGCCTGAAGATCGATGCGCGAAAATGGTATGCTGGCAAGCTCGCGCCGAAGAAATATGGCGACCGCCAGCATGTCGAGCACACAGGCGCAGAAGGCGGCCCGATTCAGACAATCGACCTCTCGAAAATGAGCACGGCCGATCTTGAAACCCTCGAACGCATCGTCTCTAGCGCAAAGCCTGCCGCCGATTGACGAGATACGCGGCGAGCTTATCCGGCGATCGCTGCGACGATGGTGCGTCTACAAGGGCTTCGAGCCGGCCGCGCATCATGAGCTGATAATCTCTGAGTTGGAGCGCGTGGCGCGCGGCGAGATCGACCGTCTCGCGCTGTTCCTTCCGCCAGGCTCGGCGAAGTCGACCTATGCGAGCGTGCTGTTTCCGCCGTGGTATCTGGCGCAGCGCCCGAGCGCGAGCATAATCGCGGCGTCTCACACGGCAGAGCTGGCCGAGCGATGGGGACGGCGCGTGCGCGGCATGATCGCTGAAGATGCGAGCGTGTTGCGCGTCGGGATTTCCGCGGCGTCCTCTGCGGCAGGCCGATGGGAGACCGACAAGGGCGGCGAGTATTTCGCGGCCGGCGTCGGCGGCTCTGTGACTGGCCGCCGCGCCGATCTCGCGATCATCGATGATCCGATCCGCTCGCGCGAGGATGCTGACTCGAAGTTGATCCGCGAGAAACAGTGGGAGTGGTGGCGTTACGATTTGCAGACGCGCCTGAAGCCGGGCGCGGCTGTGATCCTGATACAGACTCGCTGGCACTATGACGACCTCGCCGGCCGGCTGCTTGCCGAGGACGCTGAGCGCTGGCGCGTCGTGAAACTGCCGATGGAAGCGACGGCGAACGACGATCCGCTCGGCCGCGCGCTCGGCGAGCCGCTCTGGCCCGAGTGGTTCACGGAAGATATGCGCGTCGAGGCGAAGCGCGACACGCGCGTTTGGTCGGCGCTCTATCAGCAAGAGCCTGTCCCGGACGAAGGCGATTATTTCCGGTCCGATTGGATCATCCCCGTTACGAATATCCCGCCGCGCTCTGAGATGCGCATATACGGCGGGTCGGATTACGCGGTGACGAGCGAGGGCGGAGATTTCACGGTTCACGCCGTCGTCGGGCTCGACGCTGACGACAATCTCTATCTGCTCGATATCTGGCGCAAGCAGGCGGCGTCGGATGAGTGGGTAGATGCATGGTGCGATCTCGTCACGAAATGGCGGCCGATGGAATGGGCCGAGGAAACCGGGCAGATCAAGTCTGGCGTCGGGCCGTTCTTGGAGCGCCGAGCGCGCGAGCGTCGAGCCTATTGCGTTCGAACGCAGTTTCCGACCCGCGGCGACAAGGCGGTGAGGGCGCAATCGATCCGCGGGCGCATGGCGCTCGGCGGGCTGCGCGTGCCGGCTGCGGCTGCGTGGCGCAATGAGTTCGTCGCCGAGTTGTTGCGCTTTCCGGCCGGCGTTCATGATGACCAAGTGGACGCGATCGGGCTCTGTGGACAGTTGCTCGACAAGATGGTTTCGGGCCAGCGCAAGGCGCAAGCCGGCCCGGCGAAGACGAGCGGCTATTCGTCGCCGATCCGCAGGAACGATACAAGCCCGCTGACATTGTGAGGCAACATGAATCGTGAACCTATCACACTCGCCGATATCGAGCGTATGACGGGCGGCAAGGCCGATTACGACGCCGAGCGCAATTCTGTCCGCGTGACGTGGCCGGACGGCGTCAGCAATGCGGTATCGCGATTGCGCTCTTCGAAGGAAGAGCTGTTCCGCATCGCCGCGTTCTCATTGGCCGACTGGAACGAGCGCCGTAAAGCCAATGCCTGACGCAATCCCTGAAATCTCCGGCGATCAACGGTTGCCGGGAGACGGGAACTATTGGTCTCTCGTCCAATTACGCAAGCGGTTCGTCGATTTCTCGACGGTCAAGCAGCGCGAGATAGACGAGGCGCGGACATCGTGGCGTTATTACCACGGGCTGCAATACACTGACGACCAAATCAAGGTTCTGAATGATCGTCGTCAGCCTGTCATCACCTTCGATCGCACGTCGCGCAAGATCGATGGGCTTGTCGGCACGGTCATGCGGCTGCGCAGCGATCCGAAGGCTTTCCCGCGCCGCGTTGGCCATGAGCAAGGCGCGGAGCTGGCGACGGATGTTCTGCGGTTCGTGCTCGACAATCAGCGATGGGCCGATATCGAGCGCAATTGCACGCGGGATGCGGCGGTGCAAGGCATCGGTGTGTGCGAGATGGGCCTCGAACCCGGCGACCAAGGCGACCCGGATATCACGCTCGCGCGCGTCGACCCGACTACCTATTTCTACGATCCGCGCTCGCTTCAGACGGATTTTGGCGACATCCGTTTCGAGGGCGTGGCGCGCTGGGCGAGCGTCGACGAAATTCAAGAGATGTTCCCGGATGTGGACGCTGACGATCTTACCGACAGCGCGGCCGGGGCCGAGACGACGCAGTATGATTTTGATCGCGAGTTCCTGTGGATCAATGAGCGCAAGCGCATTCGCTTGGTCGAGTGCTGGTATAAGCAAAGCGCGCAGTGGCGGTTCTGCATCTACGCGAACTGGCAGAAGCTCGCCGAGGGCGACTCGCCGTTTATGGACGAGCGCGGCGTCTCCATGTCGCGTTATCTCAAATTCGCCTATGGCGTCGACCAGGACGGGGACCGCTACGGGCTGATCCGCCGGCTGAAGGGGCCGCAGGACGCGATAAATCAGCATCGCAGCAAGGCGATGCATATCATGAACACGCGGCAGGTTTGGGCGCGCGTCGGAACGTTTCCTGATCCTGAGAAGGCGCGGCGCGAGGCTGCTCGGCCAGACGGCTTCATCGAATTCGAGGGCTCGCCGGACGATTTCAAGATCGAGCAGCCGGCGCAAGAGTTCCTTCAGCAGACACAATATTTCCAGGACGCGAAGGACGAAATCGAGAATTTCGGCCCGTCGCCTGCGCTGATGGATTCCGCGATCAAATCGTCGAGCGGCCGCGCTCTGGCGATGATGCAACAGAACGGCCTCGCGGAAATCGGCCCGTTCATCGGCAACTATCGCCAGTGGAAACTCTCGATCTATCGCGCGGTTTGGAATGCGGTGCGCACGCATTGGCAGGCCGAGCGCTACATCCGCGTCATCGATGATGACGAGACGGCGCAGTTCATCGCGATCAACGCCATGCGCCTCGGCCCGAACGGTATGCCGCAGATCATCAATCAGATTGGCGCGCTCGAAGTCGATATCATCCTGGACGAAGGGCCGGATTCGACGAACGTCATGGGCGACGTGTTCGACACGCTGTCCAGCCTGGCGCAAAACCAAATACCGGTCCCGCCGCAGGTCTTCATCGAGATGTCGGCGCTTCCCAAGAGTGTGAAAGACAAGGTGTTGCAGATGCTGCAACAGCCCGATCCGCTGAAGCAGCAAGCGGCGCAGATCGAACTGGCCCAGGGCGCGGCGAAGGTAGAGGACACGAAGGCGTCGGCAGGCTTGAAGCAGGCGCAGGCGATGAAGGCGATGAGCGACGCCGGCATGGCGCAGGCTCCGCAGGGCGAGCAAGGTCCGTCTCTCGCCGATCTCGCCGAGCAAGCTGCGAAGGTGCGCGACACGCACGCCGCAGCCGACTTGAAGCGCGTGCAAGCGCTCAAGGGAATGCAGGATATCGAGCTGGCCCCGGCGCGCATGGCGCACGATATGGCCATCACGTATCACGACATGATGATGGCCGAGCGCGAGAGCGAGAAAGAGGACGAAGGCGAAGCGTCCGAAGCCGGCGAATAGGAATCGTCCCCGCCACGATACGGCGGCGCGCCGCGCGGCGATACAGCGCGTTCCGCTCCGCAGCCGCGTGAGTGCTGCGTTTCGTTCGTCTCGACGACAAAGAGGCAATCATGATCACGGGAAATGAAGGGGGTTCGTTCGCGAACCTCGAGGACGACGACGCTTTGTTCGACGCGCTCGCTTCCGGCGGGGAACCGCCGCAAGAGACGCAGGAACAGAGCGAAGCGCAAAGCGAGACGGTGGAAGATCAGCAGGCCGAAGAAGCGCCTGCCGCTCAGCAACCCGTCGCGCAAGAACAGCCGCAAGAGACGCATCGTGTCCCGCTCCGAGAGCTTCTGGACGAGCGCGAGCGACGGCAGGCGGCCGAGCGACAGTTCGAGGAACTGCGTCGTCAATTCGAGATGGTCCGCAAGCAACAGGAAGAGGCGGCGAAGAAAGCGCAGCCGGTTCCTGAGTTCTGGGAGAAGCCCGAGGATTCGGTCAGGCATCAAATCCAACAGGAAATATCTCCGCTGCGCGAGATGCAGGCTCAATTCGAGCAGGCGCTCGCGGCGCAGCGAGAGCAATTCTCCCGCATGCAAGCGGTTTCGCAGCATGGCGAACAGGCTGTCAATGATGCGTTTTCGGAACTGGCGAAGCGCGTGCAGAGCGATCCGTCTGCGCGCTACGACTATCAGCGCATCATGGAATCGCCTCACCCCTACGGCGCTCTTGTCGAATGGCACAAGCGCGAGCAAGCGGTGAAGGAGTTCGGCAGCGATCCGAACGCCTATCGCGAAAAGCTCAGCGCCTCGCTTCTCGACGATCCGGCCTTCCTCGCCAAAGCGCTTGAACGCGCGCAGGCGCAGGCTCGCGGCGCTCAGCAAGCTCCCATGGTCACCCGCAAGTCGCTTCCGTCCGTCTCGAAGATGGGCGCGGCGGCTCCCTTGACATCGCAGGTTGACGATCTCGACGACGATGCTCTCTTCGAGAAGCTCGCCGCGAAGAAATGATCCGTCACCTGCGCTTCCGCAGGCTGAACGACAATGGCTCTGACGACACCGCATGTAAACAATGAACTGATCAAATTCGCGCGCAATCTCTTCGCGCGCGGATACATTCGCGAAAGCCGCTTCGATCCCTACCAGGGCTCCAGCGCCAACTCCATCATCCGCCTTGTCAAAGACCTCGCGTCAGACGGCAAGGAAATCCGCGTCCCGCTCATCGATGCGCTGAATGGCGTCGGCACGTCGACCGGCACACTGACGGGCGCGGAAGAAGCGCTCGACAATTACGGCTTTCCCATGTGGGCGGACTGGCTGCGCCATGCCGTCAAGTGGAACAAGCTCTCCGCCAAGGACGCCTCGATCTCCTTCAAGACCTACGCCGCGCCGGAATTGAACCGCTGGTATAAGCGTCGGCTTAAGGAGGAGCTGGTTGACACGCTTCTCTCGATCCCGACGGCGACGGTTCCGACCGGCCGTGGCGTCGGCGCCGGCGCGCGTATCAATGGCGTCAAGTGGGCCGATGCGTCGCCGACGCAGAAGAACAATTGGATGGACGCCAATTCCGATCGCGTGATCTTCGGATCGGCGCTCGGCAATTACGTCGCCGGCAACTTCGCGTCTTCCGCGGCGAACATCGATACGACGGCCGACAAGCTCAGCGCGGCGGTCGTTTCGTTGGCGAAGCGCGTCGCCATGAACACGACGCAAAACAAAATGACGCCCTACATGATCGAGTCGAACATGCAGGAGCAGTATGTCATGTTCGTCGGCTCGCGTTCGATGCGCGATTTTAAGGCGGATACGGTGATAGCTTCGGCCATGCGCGAGGCTCTTCCCCGTGAGACGAAGGACTGGCCCGACAATCCGCTGTTCCGCGCCGGTGACATCTACTGGGACAACGTCATCGTGACGGAAATCCCGGAAATCGATGAGCGCCTGACGCTGACCGGCATCGGCGCGGCAGGCTCGAACGTCGTCCCGGCGTTCCTGTGCGGCACGAGCGCGCTCGCTCTCGCGACCGGCCAGATGCCGCGTCCGACCACGAACGACATCACGGACTATGAGTTCCTGACCGGTGTCGGCATCGAGGGCCAGTATGGGCTTGCCAAGGTGGCGAAAATCCCGGCGGGCGGCACGGCGCTCAAGGACTGGGGGATGGTCACGGTCTTCCTGTCGAGCGTCGCCGACGCGTGATGACATCGGGGCGGCCGCGCGCCGCCCCTTCTCTTTCCACGAGGACACACAATGGCACGCATCGCATACGACAAATTCGCGCCCGTTCCGTTCGGGCCGGAAAAGAACGGGCTTTATGTTCACGGCGGTACGGTCGGGCTGCTCACCGGCGACCTGGCGCTGAACGCTGTTACGGCGCTCTTCAAGGTTCCGGCGAAATTCACGCTGGTGGACATGAAGGGCAAGGTCGCCGATCTCGACGGCGGCGCCGCTCTCGTCTTCAGCCTCGGCGACGCCGACACCGCCGGCCGTCTGCTTTCCGGCGCGACGACGGGCCAGGCGGGCGGCGCGCTCGGCGCTCTGGCCGTTGGCGGCATCGGCTATCGCTTCGCCGCCGAGACGGAAATCCTGTTCACCGCGACGACGGCGGCCGGCACGCCTGCCGCCGGCAACATCACGCTTTTCCTGATCGGCTTCTACGACTGAGGCAAGTCATGGCGAAGATCGTCTATCGCGATCTCGATCGCACGGCGCCGCGCATCGTCTGGCGCGGCGTGACTTTTCTCGACGGCGTGCCTGTCACCGTCGAGGATGACGCGCTTGTCTCGAAGGCGCGCGCCAATCGCTTCTTCGAAGTCGTCGACGCTGATCCGTTCGACGATCTCGTGATGCAGGCGCGCACACTGGGCGTCCAGGTCGATGGGCGCTGGGGCGAGGCGCGACTACGCGAGGAAATCGCCAGGGCGGGTGGCAAGGCATGAAATCGCGCCTCGACCTCTACAACCGCGCGCTGGAATTGGTCGGGGCGCGCGCCACCGGGCAGCCGGCGTCTGCCGAAGACAATGACATCGCGGATCGCGCGCTCATTCCGTTGCTCGCCGAGTTGAACGCGATCGAAGCGGCCTACATCTACGTGTCGAATGATCCTGCGGCGCAGGACATTACCGAGGAAGTGTTTCTGCCGCTTTCCGATCTTCTCGCCAATGAGATATCGCCTGCGTTCGGCCTTCAGCGCGTCGACGCCGGCGTGCGAGCGGAAATGATCAAGCGGCTGCGGCGCGTGGTGGCGAGCAAGCCGACCTATCGGCCGTTGCGGGTCCAGTATTTCTGATGCGTCAAGTCCCCATCACCTTCGCCGCGACATCGGCGAAGGGCGAGCGCGCGTCTCTCTCTGGCGGGCGGACCATCAATGCGATTGTCGAACAGCTCGGCAATGGGCAGATGATCGTCAAGAGAGCGCCGGGGCTGCGCCGCTTCTTCAATGCGAACGGGCCATATTCGCATTGCCGCGGCATGATAAAGGCCAATGATGCGACCTTGCTCATGGTCTATGACGGGCGCGTCCAATCGGTCACGCTTTCCGGCGGCGTTGCGGTCGTCGAGGATCGTGGCGCGCTCGCCGGCTCGGATATCGTCACGCTGGCGCGCAATAACAACCTGCCGACGCAGGATATCGTCTGCGTATCGCCGGCAAATGGCGCGTTCATTCTGTCGGCGACAGGCGCGCCGGCTCCGTATCCTGACAGCGATGTCGGGTTTCCGAATTCCGTCTGCTTCCTGGACGGCTATTTCTTCTTCACCTACGGCGACGGGCGCGTGATTGCGTCCGATCTCAACTCGACGGCGATCAATCCGCTCGACGTGGCCAAGGCGCAATCGTCGCCGGAAGGGCTGCTCCGCGGCGTGGCGCATCGATCGATGTTGCTGCTTTGCGGGCCGGCGACGATCGAAGTGTGGCAGGACACGGCCAATCCGACCGGGTTTCCGTTCTCTCGCGTGACGGTCATTCCGCGCGGTCTCATCGCGCGCAATGCGATCGCCGGATGGGAACAGCAATTCGCCTCCGTCATCATGTGGGTTGCGACAGACAACATCGTCTATCGTCTCGACGGCTATGCTCCGACGCGCATTTCGACCTATGACGTTGAGCACGATATTCAATCGCTCGCCGACAAGAGCACGCTGCGCGCGTTCGTTTTCGCGAACAACGGCCATCATTTCTGGGTTCTGAAATGCTCGGAATGGTGCTGGGTATACGACGTGCTGACGGGCACATGGCAAGAGCGAAACAGCTATCTCTCAGACACGTGGCGCGCTGAGCAGTCGGCGTTCTGGCAAGGCGAATGGATTCTTGGGGACGAGACGACGGGCGCGGCGTTCCGTCCAGATAAGGACGTGTTCGACGAAGACGCGCAGCCGCTCGTCTATGACGTGTCGAGCATTCCGACCGCGACATTTCCGGGCCGCTTCACCGTCCCGCGCGCCGAGTTCGAGTTCTATGCCGGCCCAGGCGTCGCCGCCGGCGCTGCGCCGATGCAGACTGATCCGCGCGCGCTGATATCGTGGTCTGACGATGGCGGCGCGGTCTATTCCATGCCCGTTGAGCGGCTTCTCGGCGCGCAGGGAAAATACAATCAGCGCATCGTCGTCACGCGCACAGGCTTTGTCTCGCCCTACGGCCGGCAATGGCGCGTCATGGTGTCCGATCCTGTCTTTGTCGGGCTCATGGGCGGTTCTATGACGATCTCGGATCGCGTCTTCTAATGCCGGTCACTCGAAAAATCCCGCCGCTTCCCGATTGGAGCATTCCGATCGTCGACCCTGCGACCGGGCGCATGACGCAGCCTTGGTATCAGTTCTTCCAGAAGCTGCTTGCCGTGATCGCTGAGGCGGTCGGGCTTATCCCTTAAAGGATCATCGCACATGCCGTCGAATGGATATCAGGCCGGACTCGGTTCGGCGCTGATACAGCTCATTGGCCAGCAACAGGCGCTCGGCGCGCTGAAGCCGGCCTATGAAACAGCGCGCGGCGATCTCACCGCGAGGGACTATTACGAACCCTACTCGAAGGCCGGCGAGGGCTCGCTGACGATGCTCGGCAATGCGCTCGGGCTCAACGGCGCCGAGGGCAATGCGGCGGCGACGGAGGCTTTCCAGTCGTCTCCCGGCTATCAGTTCGCGCTGAAACAAGGATTGCAGGGCGTCCAACGCAGCGCCGCGGCGAAAGGGATGCTGAACAGCGGCAACACGCTCATGGCGCTGAACGACTACGCGCAGGGCGTGGCCAATCAGGATTACGGGAATTGGTTGTCGCGCGTCGGCGGCTTGACACAGCTAGGTCTGTCGGCGGCCGGCGGAGAGACCGGGCGTCAAAACACGCTCGGCAATCTCGATTACGGCTACGGCCAGAACCAAGCGAACATCTACACCAATACGGCGAACAACATCGCGAAGACGATGTATGAAGGCCAAATGGCCGACGCGGCGGCTGGACAGCAGCAGCGCGCCAATCTGTTCGGAGGCATTACGAGCGGGCTCGGATTGCTCGGCAAGATCGGCGGCTCTTTCCTCTGAGGCTGACGAAACATGGCAAGCTCTTACGTTCCGGCCTGGGATTTTTCGGGGCTGAACAGCCTCGGGGATTCGATCGCATCGGGGATCAAGGCGTTTCGCCAAAAGCAGCTTCTATCCGATCTCGGCAATGATCTTCAATCCGGCAACTATGCGGCTGCGGCCGGCAAGGCATTCCAGGCAGGATCGCTCGACACCGGCCTCAGCCTGTTGAAGCTCGGCCAGCAGAAAGAGGCTGACGCTGCGGCGCTCGGCGCGCTGACGGGATCGGGAAGCTCTCTATCGCCGATCGGCGGCGGATCGAGCCCGTCCGGCAATCTATCGGCGCGCGATGCGATCGCGGGGATCGAGAGCAAGGGCTCAGGCGACTATTCTGCGGTCGGACCTGTGACCGGAAGCGGCGACCGCGCCTATGGCCGCTATCAGGTCATGGGGAACAATATCGGTCCATGGACGCAACAGGCGCTCGGCCGCGCGCTGACGCCGCAGGAATTTTTGGCGTCACCGGAAGCGCAGAACAAGACGTTCGACACGATATTCGGCGGATATCTGCAGAAATACGGCCCGCGCGACGCCGCGTCCATGTGGTTCACTGGCAAGCCGCTATCGGAAGGCGCCAGCCTCTCCGATGTGAACGGAATGACCGGCAATCGCTATGTCGATAAGTTCATGTCGGCCTATTCGCCTACAGCCGGCGCTCAAACTCAAGTCGCCGACGCGAGCGGCGCGGTCCCGGCGAGCGCGGGCGCATCGGCTGGCGGCGGCGATGTCGATCGCCTGCAGGCGCGCATCTCGAATTTGACCCGCGCTCTCGCGACGCCGAATATCAGCCAATCGACGCGCGCCGCGATCCAAGCGGAAATCGAAAACACGCGCAGCCTGATTACGCGCGCCGACCGCATGGACGAGCACACATTCCGCCGACAGCAACTCGAAGAGGCGCGTAAGGATCGCGAAGAGACGCGCCGATCAAGGGATGTGGCATATCAGAACCGGCAGCGCGAGGCCGAGGCCGATCGTCTCGGGCTACAAGGCGACGATCGCCTGCAATACATCACGAGCGGGCGCGTTCCGAGCGGCGCCGAAAAGCAGACTGGCGAACAGGCGAACGCCGCGACATTCGCCACGCGCATGGCTGAAGCCGACAAGATTTTGTCCGATCCGGCAATCTATTCGTCCGGGCTTGGAATGCAGGGCGCCGCCAAGGCGATGACAGAGAACATCCCGATTGTCGGGAACTTCTTGGCTGGAAAAGGCGAAACAGGGCCGCAGTTCCAGCAATATCGGCAGGCGCAGCGCGATTTTGTGAATGCGGTGCTGCGTAAGGAATCCGGCGCGGCGATCTCGCAAAGCGAATTTGATAATGCGTCCAAGCAGTATTTCCCGCAGCCGGGCGACACGCCGCAGGTGATCGCGCAGAAAGCCAAAAACCGTCAGACGGCTATCGACACGATCGCCAATGCGGGGTCGCCGAGCTTCCGCAAGAGCTTCGCCGAGAAGCGCGGCGCGCAGCTACAGGCCGCGCCTCCCGAGCAAATCGCGCGGGCGAAGCAGGCTCTCGCGGCCGGCGTCCCGCGGGAGAAGGTCATCGAAACCCTCAAGTCCCTCGGCTTCGGAGATAGTGGGCTCTAGCCTGCGATCTTTCCGCAGTTCCATGGCGGCGACGACGAACACCGTGAATATCGCCGGGAATATCGCGAATCCGGCTGCAAAGCACATCATGTAGAAGCCCTTGGCGGTCATGTAATTGGGCTCATAGCCGAAAAACATGATCGTCTGAGCGATGACAAAGCCGCCGGCGACTCCCACCGCGAATTGAAGCGAATACCAAAAAATCTGGGTGAACATCTGCAATGCCTGACGTTTGGGACGATCTCATACGAGACCATGGAGGCGGAGCCGCGAAATCTCCGCCCGGCGATGTGTGGGACGACCTTATTCGCACGCACGGCAACCCGCAAGCCGACCGCATGGGCGAGGCTATCGCCGCGACGCCAGATGGTCAGCAACTCGCCAAAGAGCTGCGCACGAAGGCCGATCGGCAGTTGCTAGAGCAAGCCGGCGGCGCGGCGGCGAACCCGCTCTATGCCGGCATTTCGTCCGCGGCGAACACGGCGTTGCTGAATATCCCCAGGAATGTCGCGGCGGCGGCGCGATCCGTGAAGACGGGAAAGCCGTTCGAAGAGGAATATCAGTATCTTCGCGATATCGATGAGGCTGCGGGCCGTCAAAGTCCTTGGTCGGCTGGCCTCGGGACATTGGCTGGCGCTCTCGGCGGGGCGGCGGTTATTCCAGTCGGCGGAGCGACATCGGCGCTCGGAAGGGCCGCGATCGGCGCTGGAACCGGCGCGGCGACATCCGGCATTGCCGAGTTCGCCGACACGAAGGATGTGGAAAAGGCGCGCAACGCCGCTTTGCTCGGCGGCGCGATCGGCGGCATCGCCGCGCCTGTCGTGTCTGGCATTGTCTCGGCTCCGGTCAACGCTGTTGCCGCGGCCGTGTCGAAAAAGCCGGTCGTCCCGACCACGGATGAGCTGCGCGCAGCGTCGCAGGCTGCCTACAAGGCCGCAGACGATGCCGGCGTCGTCGTCAATCGTTCCGGCATTCGCGGCGTCGCCGACGAAATCAAGAATGCGCTGGTCCAGGAAGCGTATCATCCGAAAAATCAACCGAAGCTGTCGAACTTCGTCTCCGAGCTGGACAAGCTTTCGATCGGCAATGCGGTTCCCGGACAGCCGCCGAATATCGGCGCGACGCTCTCCGGGCTCGAAACCGTACGCAAGATGCTGCGCTCGGCGCGATCCTCTGGCGACGCGGAAGAGGCGCGACTAGCGAAGATCGCGGCCGACAAATTCGACGATTATCTGGCCAATCTCAAGCCGTCTCAGATCGCAGCCGGCGACATGAAGGCCGGCGCCGAAGCTCTGAAGGAAGCTCGCTCGCTTTGGTCGTCGTATCGCAAAGCCGATCTCGTCGACGAGGCGTTGCAGAAAGCGCAGACGCGCGCTGCCTCGACGGGATCGGGCGGCAACATCGATAACGCCATCCGCCAAGAGTTCCGCAGGATTTTGCAAAATCCAAAGACATCGGCCGGGTTCAGCGATTCCGAAAAGGCCGCGCTCGCCCGCGTCGTCACCGGCACGAAAGGGCAAAACACACTGCGTCTTCTCGGCAAGCTGTCGCCTCAGGGTGACGGCCTGCGGCTCATGTTGAGCCTCGGCGCGGCCGGCGCGAGCGGCGGAGCGTCTCTTCCGATAAGCGCGCTCGGCGCCGGCGCCAAGGCGCTCGCCGATCGGGCGACGCCGGCCAATGTCGAGCGCCTGTCGCAGATGATCCGCGCCAGGGGCGCAAATATCGACCCGGCCGAACTGGTGAACGCGGCGCGCGCCGATCGGTTGCGCAACTTCTTCACTTCGATCGGCGTGAACTTCGACAAGGTCATCCGAAACGAAATGCTGGACGCCCAATGACAGCGCACCTCTGGAACCCCTATCCCGCTCCGATCTTCGACCAGAACGGGCGGATTGCGTCCGGAGCGCAGGCGGCGTTCTATTTCGCCGGGACGACAATCCCGCTGACCGTCTACGCCGATCCGTCGCTTTCGGTACCGCGATCCTATCCCGTCGTCGCCAATGCGACAGGCGTCTTCCCGCCGATCTATCTGCCCTACATCGATTACAGCGTGCGCGTGCTAGACGCCAACCATGTCGAGATTTCCTTCGCGGACGGCATCGCCAATCCTCCGCCTCCTTCATCGGGTGGCGGCGGCGGCATCGTCGTTTCCGCGGATATGGTCCCGCAGGTCGGCGACATGATTTGGAACCCGAAGCCGGCCGGCGGACCGCGCACGGGATGGGTGCGCGCCAACGGGCAGACGATCGGCTCCGGCGTTTCCGGCGCAACAGAACGCGCCAATGCTGACACGCAGAACCTCTTCACCTTTCTGTGGAACAATTTTCCAGATGCAGACTGCCCTGTGTCGGGCGGTCGCGGCGTGTCCGCCGTCGCCGACTGGGCCGCGAATAAGGCGATCGGGACGCCGTCCATGCGCGGACTCGTTCCTGTCGGCGCAGACGATATGGGCGGGCTCGCGGCGCAGAAAATTCAGGTCATCGGAACCTGTAATGTCGTCGGCGGCAGCCCGAACATCGTCGTTTCGTCCGCGGCCGGTCTCGGACGCGGAATGTATGTCGTCATCGGCGGCGTGGCGAGCGGCGTCATCCTCTCGATCTCTGGCACGACCGTCACGCTCGACACGAATTACGCCGGCTCGACGACGAACGGAATCGCCTTCCGAGCGTCCTATTTCCCCGATGCTCAGGCTCCGGGCTCGGTCGGGGGCGTCCAGAACGTCACGCAGACGACCGCGGAAATGGCGTCGCACAATCACGGCGTGACCGATCCGGGCCATCCTCACTCATACGACTATGGCACGGCAGCCGGATCGACGCTCGTCCTGGCCGTATCCAACGCGAGCGGCATCAATTCGCTCAACACGTCGGTCAACACGACCGGCATTTCGATCCAAAACGCTGGCCAAGGGCTTCCGTCGCAGATCATTCAGCCGGGTCGCATCGGCACCTGGTATGTGAGGCTCTGACATGCTCGTCATCAACTTCCATCGCCAGCCGATCTCGGATGATTTCAATGAAGTCATTCGCATCATCGAAATGAGCGATGGCACGATCATGTGGGATGCGATCCCAGACGATCTCACGCTCTATCTGACGATCAAGGAAGCGTTCTCCGACTGGGCCACGCAGCCGGCAGCGGAACTCTCGGCCGCGAGCAATGACGGAACTGGCATGATCCTCGTGCGCGAAGGCGGGATGATCGAAATCTACATCCCAGCGGCGACGATGCAGAACTTCGCGCCGGGCTCGCACCTGTTGCACGTGAAGGCCGTGAGGGAAGGGAAGACCTTCACGCTCGTCTCGGGAATTCTCCCACTCATCTGCGGAGCCTAACGCATGTCATCGGTCTTTTCGACGCCGGTAAAATTCCCGGCTTCCGTCGTCGCCATCGCGCCTATCACGCTATCGAAGGCCGGCGGAACTTACACCTTCGGATTCGACACGAGCGCGGGGCTCGGCGGCGCCGTGTGGGTCTGGCAGCTCCGCACGGCGCTCGGCTTCGCTGGCAATTTCTGGCCCGTCGATACGGCATTCTCGGCCGATCCATCGTCGTTCCAGTTCAATCGCTGGCACGGCGGCGGGCGATCGAGCTACGGCGATCAGTTGTCGAACGCCATTCAGGCGGTCATCGGGCTTTCAGCGACGCAGGCGGCCTATGCCGCGGCTGCGGTCATCACGCCATAATCTTCCCAATATCGAGGCTCTGGAATGAAACTCACGCGATTTCTCGCGGCGATCTCGCTCGCCCTTTTCGCAACGGCAGCGCGCGCGGATTACACGACGCTGAACTGGGGCATCGATCGCACGGCGACGCCTTACAACATCGGCGTCAATCTCGGCGGCGTGTGGTATCCGTTCGGATCGATCTCGGCGGGCGGCAATGTCGGCGGCGGCGTCTACTCGGGAACGAGCGCTCCGACATCGCCGATCCTCTATCAATGGTGGCTGGACAAATCATCGGCTCCCTATGCGCTGAAGATATTCGACGGCGCGCAATGGCCGACGCTGGCGAGGCTGGACGCGACCGCTCACTATTGGGTTCTCGGGTCCACCCCGATCACGAATTTCGGATCGCCGTGCAATGACGCCACTCTCACGGCGGCGGCGGCGTCAAAGCGCGCTGTCGTCATCCCGAGTAGCATCACGTGCTCAGTCTCCGACAATCTCACGCTCACTCAGCGGACGCCCTGGTTCATCGAAGAGGACGCGACAATTTCCGTCGCAGCCGGCGTCACGCTGACATTTTCCGGAGGCGCTCATATCGACGCCGGCCGCTACCAGATATTCACCGGCGCCGGCACTGTGCGTGGCCTTTCATTCCCGAAGCCGGAATGGTGGGACGGCGGCGACACGGCGGCGGCGATCCAAGCAGCCCACGACAGTGCCAAATATGCGGCACTCAATTGGTCTGCGGTAAGGGCGTCGCGATACGGCGTCGATCTGGGATGTAAGATATACACCATAAATAAGACGCTCAATCTGTCTCCGACCACAAACTTCCCACTGAAGTTCGTTAGTGAGTGCGGGTCGAGCGTCTCCGGGACGTATTTTCAAGTCGCGGAAGCTCCTGGCTTCACCGGGACGGCCGCAATAGATCTGATTGCTCCGGCGTCTGGGTTGGATCAGTTTGCCCAGTTTGAAATCGGCGGCTTCCATGTGACGAATAATTCTACCTATAGCGTCTCAGATGGCTTGCGGATAGGCAAGGATGCCGGAACGACATTCAATCCGCCGGGTAAAAACCTTGTCCACGACATAGCCTTCGATAACTTTGTCAACGCTGTGCATCATCGAAATGGCCGTCTGTTCAGCTTTGAGCGCATATCCTCCTTCTCTACCGCTCCCGGAGCTATGTGTTACCGGGCTCACCCCACGTCATCTTCCGGTTCTGTTGTCGGGGATGTCGAACTCACCGAGTGGAACTGTGTTCCGTGCCGTGTGGCGATTGCATCATGTTCTAACACCGGCAATATTGCTCTGGTCGCCGACGCTCCTGGAACCGGCGTCACCGGCGTTCGGCTCCACTCGTTCATCGGGTATTATTCGAACAGGGCGATATACGCGGAGGCATCAAACGGATCGGCGATCACCGACTTCTGGGTCGATAGCGGGTCGCAGTTCGACGGGGCCAATGACGGCGGTGTTGTGAAAAACGGGGCGATTGCTGAGTTCTACGCGACCGGGACTGGCTCTGTGGTCCAGAACATAAACATTGCCAATATATATGCTCGCGCATCACATCCTACCTTCGCCCAATATGCGTTCAGGTTCTATGCGGACAATGCGGCTGCGGCTGGAACTGGGATCAACTCCGTCAATCTGTCATCGCCGTGGATTTCAAACGCACAGGCGGGCGCAGTCTGGCTTAACAACGTGAAGGGCGCAAACGTCGATGCGATTATTGACTCTTCCGGTAGCGCTGGCCAAACCGCAGTCGTGGTCAGCGGGGCTTCCTCCGATGTGTCGATTAGACTGAACGCTCAGACTTGCACCGCGCCGTTCGTCTACGATTACGGGGTGATCGTGCAAGATACGTCAGATCGCGTCAAGGTTCTTCCGTCTGTGCTTTCCAGTTGCGTGACTAACCTTTCTGCGGTGTCGTCGAGCGGAACGCAGATCGACGTTTCCGGGCTCTATCCCAAGAACGCGGCCAACGGGCCAATCGTTGCTGACTCCACCGGCAGGACAATTCTCCCTGGCGATGTTGAGTTGCCATCGAACGGGTCGGTGCTCTCTAACCTGTATTATAATGGCGGGTGGAAATATCGCGGAAACGGATATGGTGGGATTATCCAGTTCAGTAGCGCAACTGGTGGGTTTAACGCCTATACGGTTCCATTGAATAGCTCAGGGCCAAATGCCGCAGCGACGCTGACAACTGCGCTTACTACGACATGGGATGGAGTTGTTTCATTCGCCTTTCCGCCGATATTCACGACTCTGACTGGCTATCTCAAAGGCAACGGATCGTCGGCGGTAACTGCGGCAACCACGATCCCGAGTGCTGACTTCGCCGATGGTAACACTGGAACCGGAAATGTTGTTCATACCACGTCTCCGACCATTGCGACGGCGACGCTGACGACTCCGAAGCTGTCATCCTCGACCGTCGCCGCCTTGCCGACGTGCAACGCAGGCGCGGAAGGAACCATCTCCTACGTCACTGACGCCAACGCCCCGACATACAACGCCACGCTCACCGGCGGCGGCGCGGTGAAGACGCTAGCCGTGTGCGACGGGTCGAACTGGACGGCGCATTGATCAGAAAGGCCAGACCATGAAAACGCAACTGCATCACATCGCCATACTCATCGTCGTGGCGATTATCGCTATCGCCTATGCTCATGTGGAACAGCGGAACAAGCAGCCGATCCGCCTCACCACAGGTCAGACTGGATTTGTCGGCTGCGCGTGGGATGGCGAAAAGTTCCAATTCGTCGCCCGTGACATCTATGTGTACTCGGAAGGCCCGAAGCGGCTATTCGAAGAGCTGATCCAAACCCACAAGCTCGAAAATATCTGCGCAG